TGACTTATAGTAAGTTTCTTCGCGTTTTTACAAGCTACAGAAGAGTCCTCGATGACTCGGTGGGTTGGCACCCACCAATGGCGCTGGACCCCCCAAAGGGGGCATCGTCACCAAAAGTCGTGAAGGAATCTGCTCATGTTATTTTAGATTCTTCATGTCCGGAAATAGAACCATCCGGTACAAAGGTCATTCCATCTGAATTATCCGGAGATGTGAAAAAGGGGTTGGCAGCCCTTGAACGCATCACGGCGGAGATGAGAGTTCTTGAAAAGATTCTCCCAGATTCAGATGATGAATCTATCCTTGGCTGTCTTGAATCACTGTTTGGAATCCATATCATGTACGGATTCAGAGTACTCGATCACGAAAGCGACCGACTATACGTAGCGATAGTTAACAGCTTTGCACTGGCGCGAAACTCTGGATACCACTGGATCAAATACTTTAAGACTAGAATAGCCGACTTCTTCTCATCCTGGAAAGGGCAGGAACTCTCTACTTTTGTATATAAAAATGGAGAGAACCCCCGTTACCTTTTTGGCGGACCCGTCTACGGATTCTATCAAAGAATCGCCCGTAGTAAGGAGGCCATGTCTTTCGCGACATCTATTTTGATGTCGAAGAAAGGCATGCCCCGTGCTACTGACGACCTTGTTAGAAAGGCCGAGGAAGATAACGTCAACGTGATGATCACGAAGAAGCCAAAGGCCCCCCTGTTTCATTGGGAAGCCGAGCATTCTAGTTACATTATGGGCAAAGAGGAAACAAAAACCGAAATTACACGAACTGTGTTCGAGTTATTCCGATCCTGGAAACCATCCCTTGTGGAATTAAGTCAACCTTTCTTCCCCTCCTCCTCCTCTAACTACAACCGTTGTCGGTCAAAGAAAGGCACCTACGGCGAGATCATTACGACTCGCCCCTGGAGAGAATTCGTTAAAAATATCGAAAAACTTTCCAATGGTTTAGCCTACTCCCTCACCGATACGGTGGTCTACGACTATGTCTCTGACTACTACGGTGCTCTCGGGCGTGAAGACGAAAGTCTCACGAACGATTCTGAGCACTACAGCCGCATGGCTTTCGGTCTAGGTGTTCATACTTCATGGTTTGAAGCATGTTTTAAACACCTATACTGGGGCCTTGTACAGCTCGCGATAGAAGAGAAACCTCTCGTAGAGGTAGTTGGATTAAAAGAGGCGTTGAAGATACGTTGCATATCCAAGGGACCGCCCTTAACGTACTTTGTCCTTAAACCTCTGCAACAGATGTTGTGGAGCCATCTGAAGAAGAACCCAATCTTTAGACTCACTGGAGAACCAATCAGTGAGGACCTAATGAATGAGCGATTTCCGATGGACCAGTTTAGAGGCTACCGTTGGCACAGTGGAGATTACTCCGCTGCGACCGATGGCCTTTATTCTTGGGCTTCGGAAGTTGCCGCTTCAGCGGTAAATATGAAGTTTAAAGACGTTAATGGATTTGATCTAGGGCCACTTTATACACTCTTAGTTCGTGCCTTAACCGGCCACATCTATGTCAAAAAAGATATCTCACCCGAAGGTGTCGTAACCGAATCCTATCATCCTCAAAAGAGAGGCCAACTTATGGGCTCAATTGTATCATTCCCTTTTCTCTGTATCCTTAACTGTGCGCTTATGCGCCGTAGTTTGGAAATATCGGAGGAGAGAGTAATACCATTGAGGGAATTCCCAGGTTGGATTAATGGAGACGATTGCTTCACCCCATATCGCTGTGGGGATTTCCCTTTAATTTGGGAGACCCTTGCAAAGCAGTTTGGGTTTGAGAAGTCTTTAGGAAAGACATATGATGCGGCGGATTTTGGGTGTATGAACAGTACAACTTACACAAATATCTCTGGTTCCTGGGAGCTTGTTAGATACATCAATCTTGGTGTCTTTAACGCTGTTAAGCGTTCCAACAGTTCGAATGACGGACCCGATGCTAGCGCGTCGGAACTAGGGAATCTCCACAACATATTAATGGACACTTGCCCCCTCCACCTCAGGCGGTCATTGACGACTGCCTTTTTGTATCGCCATAGGTTGGTTCTTCAATCAGAAAAATTGAAGTCAATCCCGTGGTTTTTACCGAAGTGGATGGGAGGGCTTGGCCTTAAGAATATGGAATCTTACACCGACGAGGATCGTCTTTACGGCTACCACGCTCTCAAAGAAGCAGCGGTGCGCCCAGTCTCTTTTCATACGGAAAAGGAATGGTTGCACTACGACATCTATAAAGAGGCAGTAGGTGAAGCATCTGACGACCTCGTTGTACCTGTGAATTTTCGCAGTTACTCCGGTGATGAGACATATTCAAGGGCCTTCACGGCCATTGTTTATTGTGAAGGTTGGGTAAGGTTGTCCCTTGCCGAGCTTTATAATCCCTTTATCTCAAAAGAGGAGTTAGAACTCAAATCTATCATTGCCTTCCACCGACGCGTCCAAAGACGAGTCGGGGAGGCCGTGAAGAAAAATGATTTCCGACACCTCAAAGGAGATGAGGCTTTTATAAGCGAGGCGAAGAGGAGCGTACTTCCGGTTTTTGCTATATGACCTTGATTCCGTTCTGCTTTTCTTAATCCTATCACTTCTACACTCCGTAGAAGTTCCTAGACAAATACTGCATGTGACTGTCGC